GTTGAGCGGTAACAGTAGCTTTACCAGAACTGTTAACAGAGTGACCAGCTATAGAAACACTATAACCACCTTGATATTGCAAAGAACCATTACTAGTGAAGACGGAATGAACACCACCGTCTTCACTAAGCTGAGCAGCACCTAAACTATTATCAGATTGCTGAACAAAATAGCCTGAAACAGGCGAAGGGTCAATTAAAGTAGCAGTACCGGCCAGGCCTATAGATACACCAGGTCCTTTTTGAGTCCAAGGCAGCGCAGAAGTGAAATAATCATGACGCTTGCCACGAGGCGGACAAGCAAGTCCAGGGATAATATCAGAACCAGACGTAAACACCCAAGCAGGTTGCTCAGAAGCTCGAGCAGAATTTAGAACCTCATTAGCATCACCTTTCTGAATCTTAACAGATTTTTGAAGGTTTTCGTCCCTAAACCATTCGTTATAAATAAGATAAACGCCACGGAATGGAAGCGCACTAATACCAGACAAGTTACCAGCCGTATTCACAGGCAAGCCGAAATAATCCCAAAGAGAGCCTACATAAGCATTATCAGAGTTACCAGTAGCAGTAACAGTAGGGATAACATAATCAGTATCATCATCAGGGTCTTCCTGCTCAAAGCAGAAATTCTGCCAATGTTCCCAAACGAGGCGGTTTGGTACAAAAAAGAAAAACCAGTCCAGGTAAATATTATCCATGATAGGCTTAACAGGAGTAGCCAAACGAGCGAAGTAATTAACAGACATACGAGTAGTATCACCAGGCAAAATCTCATCAACAAATACAGGTATGAGCTTACCTGAATTAAACGTTGTCTTATAAACATGAGAACGGTCGAATTTAGTCCTTTTCATGTACATTGCAGGAGCATCGCTGAAGCGATGTCCTCGAACTCTTATTTTTTTTCGAGCCAAAATTTCACCTTCTTCGAAGTGTAAACCTAATAATTGACCTAAAGCAAATTATTATTAGGTTTTAGATTATTTTTGCGTCACCTACGCCAGTTACATCAAGTAAGTAACTGGCTTCGGTGACGCCTATTTTTGTGTTTCTTCATTATTTTGTTCTAAAGTGTTACTTTTTTCTTGTGTTTGTTTATTACTTACGGACTGTTGTGGTTCATCAAAGGTATATTTGCTACCATACAGACCTTGTTGTCGGAGATATTCGAGCGTTGCAGGATCATTCAATCGGTTGATGAAATTCATAGGATCGTGACCGAATTCAGCTCGAACGTAAGCGGGTAAACTGTAGAATTCTTCACGAACTCCAGACACAAGCTCAAGAGCTGTACTGTAGTCACCGGGAAGCGTTGCATCTCCGAACTGCAGATAAGCGTATTGCGAACTATCGCCGAGGTCAAGAGTCATGATACCTTTCTGACCGTCTGCATACTTATTTACGATGTAATTGATATCAGTTTCATCTTTCTCATCCTGAACGGTAAGAGAGGGCATGGTAAATTCAATACCGCAATGATCATGTTCTTCTACAGGGTCATAAGCTGTCTTAAATCTCATAGTTTCACCTCCTTTCGCAGGCGCCTAGACGCGGCGAGCGTGGCGTACAAAAAAAGGGCGATCTCCGTGAGATCGTCCTTTTTCTGATACGCTCTTTATTAGATTATCATTTAGTAGAATCACTGTCAACAGTCTGCACATATTCTACGGCGCGACCAACCATGACAGGAATACGGGACTCGTCACAATTCTCAATGTAATAGCGACCGTCGCCGTCACCGAGATTGCCAATATAATACAAAGTAAAATCTTCAGGATACTTTTTAATAAGCATTTTATCATCGTTAACTATACCTTCAAAAGCTCGCAGAGCAAGCATATCATTGTGATAAACCTGCGGAGGACTGAACTGTTCAGCCTTGGAATCATAAATGGAATAAAGTCTCAGCAGAACCATCTCCTTTTCTAAGTGCAATCAAATACCTACGAATCATAAGATAAATCGTAGATGATACAACAAAATAATCCTTATCAAGACGAATAACCCTAAAACCATCAGGCTTTAGACGGTAAGCGGCATATTTACTACCACGAAAGAGAAAGTCAAAAGAAATATCACGCTCACGAAGAAAATTTTTAACAGCTTCAAATTCACTAATAAACATCACCTCATTTCCGACTTAATGATAACACAGTCACAATACCTTGTCAAGTTTTCTGCCAAGAAAATGCTTATACTTACCTTCCTGAACACGACAACGATCAATCAATCGCTCGAAAGTATTGTTCTCCAAATTATGCAACATCTTCTCAATACGGTTATTGCGAATAAACTCCATCCAGTGAGGATGCGTTTCATCGAATTTCTTATCGTAATAACGAGGAGGACGCATCTTCTTACCGTTAATGACAACGAAATCATTAGCATAACACTCTTCACCATGCTCTTCAAGCCATTTTCCGCCTATACCGGGACGATTGGATGCCAGCATAAACTCAGGCGTACGGCCTTTATAGTGAGCAGCAGCTTTAATGCCAGTCTGCTTTTTAACTATGTAACGGGCGACATAGGCAGCAGCGTCAAAACTAAACTCACCAATAAGATGCATACCGTATTTCCAGACCTTCGCAAAACGAGGAGAAGTATAAGTATTATAACCATCTGTACGGAACCGAAAAACTTTGTCATCAAAATCAATATTAAACAAGATGTAATGATAATGGGGGCGACCATAAAGCTCACCGTATTCACCACAGCCGAGAAAACGAATACCGCTGCCATACTCACGACGAAGATTCTTCATGAAAGTCTGATGAAATTTCTTACTTAAGCTTTTATTACGTGGCAAATGATAATCGTCAAAAGTGCAAGTAACGAAATAAGCAGAAGACGAAGAACGGGCTTCGTGAACAGCACGGACAGCCCACTGTCTGCTATTTTCGAGACGACAACCGATACATTGTTTACAAGAACAACGAATGAAACGGCTATCGCCAGCAAGCTCAGGATGAGAGGCAAGGCTACCGTAAAAACTATAATGTTGTTTTCCATTTTTCGTAATCGCTCCCTCGACTGGGTACATAAGAATAGGATTATAACAAACCATATTAATCACCTGTACCGATTGTATCAGGATTAAGTCAGAATGTCAAATCCTAAATCCACCTCGTCCTACTCTTTTAAAATTTCTACGACGAGATCTGGAGGTACGCCGGAAAAGACGACGAGAACCTCGTTTAGATAAGCGACGTCGCCTCATTTAGCATCCCTCCAAGAACCGAAAAAACGGCTAGTTTTTTTAGAATCATTCTTATTAGCAACTGGTTCAACAAGCTGAGCAACATCGGTTTGAAAGTCCGAAGCAACTTTTTTAACAGTAACAGTATTCGAAGAAGCTCTACCTTTCAGAGCTTCAATTAGATCCACAACTTCCTGAATAAAGGGAACAACAACAGAAACAATAAAAGTCAAAATCATAGTAGTTTTATTAGACATAAAAGTTATCTCCTTCCAAAATAGCGACCTCCGAGGAAGCCTATAACATTTTTGATAGTAGAACCAACACCACTAGCGACAGATTTAGGAGTACCTGTAAGACTTTCAAGATTCTTATAGAAATCACGTTCCATACCTGCCATTTCAGTTTGAATATCATCAAAAGCGGCGGCAGAGTTAGCACGATTAGCAGAAGCAATATTATTCAAAACACCAGAGCTAAGGTAAGAACCTTGCAGACGAAGGTTTTCAAGCTCCAGATTCATCTTCTCAAGCTCGTAACCAAGGCGTTTCTCATAAGTCTGCTCACGAAGATTCAGATCATTTGCAAGAATACCGTTCTGAAGAACTGTACCATGGGTACTCTGACGCACAGAATCGGCTTCTGCGACGTTTTTATCAATTTGAGATATTGCAAGATGCTCGGCATTCTTAGCCTGCCTTTCAGCGGCACTAGCGGCTTTAGCAGAATTCATAGTAGAACCTATATCGCTCATGCCTACAGAAGCGGCTGAAGCTCCAGATATAGAACCGCCTATACCATTAGTTGCGGCAAGAATAGGATTAAGACCAGCCTTTCGCATATCTTCTACAGCCCATTGGTAACGATGTTTATAGTTTTCAACGTTCCACGCGTTAGCCTGTGCGGCATTAGCAGAATTGTAATGATTCTGAACTGCAGATCCTAATACAGAACCAGCAACACTGCCTAATGTATTAGAAAGCCATGACATAAAACCAACTCCTTCTAGAAGTGATCAACAAGACCGGGCGTACCAAACATAGGCATAGGACGCACAGTAGTGTAACGGAAGCCTATGTCAAGCAAGAACTCAGGCTCACTGGGAACAGCGATAATACGATCAATAGGCGGACATTCAACAATAAACTCTTCATTGAGAGTTGGAGCATTTTTAAAGAACTGGGACAGATGCCACTTATCCAAAGAACCACCAGTTACAGAGCTACGAAACTTGCCTGTAATCTGCGAAGGTTTATAACGATATTCGGCATAGCGCTCCTGATAACCAAAAACAGTAGTATCAGCTTCAGAACCTTGAGCATAGATCTCACGAAGCTCAACAGCCTGCTCACCGAGATGAGCGAACGTAGGCCAATAAAAATCATAAACCGTAGAGCGAAGCCACATCTTATTGATACCTTGCTGATAAGTAAGATCGGCACGAGCACACACAAAGCCAAAAACATAACCATGTTCAACAAAAGATTTAGTAAAGCCATGGAACTTGGCAGCAGTAACACCATAAGCAGAAAGGTTGCCTTGAGGAGAGGTGTTGTCGGTTGCAGAAGTCTGAGCTATTGGATTAACATTTACCATTTTAGTGAAAGAGCCAAGAAATTCCGGACGCTGAAGACGAGCGTCAGGAGAAACTACGCCAAAGAAAGAGCGAAGCACTTCTGTGTACCGACTACCACCACGAGCAAGACGTTCGTAGAACTTTTGCATTTGAAAGGCAGTACGAAGACTGTTAATGGTAAATATACTTGAACTATCAAGATCAGCATAAGAATCCTTGGAAAGCCAAGAAGAACCAGGTTGAGCGGTAACAGTAGCTTTACCAGAACTGTTAACAGAGTGACCAGCTATAGA